GCAATAGATTATCTGCAAAACCCTTATTACGCATATTCAGGGTTTGGCAACCAATATAACCCATATGGCTTTGCACAAGGCACAATGGTGGATTTGCTGCAATCACGCGGTATGACGCAGCCGCGTCAGGCTGACACACTTGGCTTATTCGGAAACCCAAGGGATTTTGCATAATGGAAATGAACATGGAACAGGCGCAGGCGGCTTATGCCAGCCTGTCAGAGCAAGAGCGCGAACTAATCCGCGAGGCAATGGATAGCCCATTGGCTGGCGTACTGGCAAAGATATTTCCAGACCTGATTGGCGCACTTGGCAGCTTTAACAAGCCCCGGCGCAAAATGGACGCAGCCCAGCGCCAGATGGCAGCAGGGATGCTGATGGGATGACGACATATATTTATGATGCCGAAGTCGGCAAAATGATTGAGAAGCCAAGGGTCAGCAAAACAACTGGCCCTTTTTTAATGGGCGATATCGAGCCTTATCAAAACATGAAAGATCGTGGCTGGATCACCAGCCGTTCCCAGCACCGCGAGTTTTTGCGGGCAAACAACTTTGTTGAAGTAGGTAACGAATACAACAAACAATTTAGTTAAAGGAAAAACCAAATGCAGCTTGATAGCACTCCTGAAGTTGAGGCCACAACCCCAGCAGCGGAGCCAGCGAGGCCCGAAACAGTAGCGGAAACACTGGCAAAGACATTACAATCATTTGAAGGCGAGACAGAGGCAGAAGCGCCCGAAGCAGAGGCAGACACCCTGCCAGAGCCGCCAGAGCAACAGCCAGAGGCTGATGAGGCAGATGATGAGCCTGATGAGGCCAGTGACGATGATGAGGCTGAAGATGAGCCAGCCGAAGCTGCTGAACTAGAAGCATTACCAGCGCCAAACCATTGGCCGAAAGATTTTGCCGCTAAATTTGAAGCATTAGAGCCGCCAGCGCAGCATTTGTTCATGCAGCGCTACAAGGATTTAGAAGGCGATTACACAAAGAAAACGCAGGCGATTGCTAAGTATAAAAAGCGCCAGGATGCGTTTGACGAAATCATGCAGCCGTTTAAAGGAGATTTTGAACGTGCTGGTATGGATGATGTGGGTGCTATCAGGCAACTGTTAGCCGCACATGACTATCTGCGAAAAGACCCTCAAAACGCTATTGCTTGGCTTGCAAACCAGTATGGCGTGGATACAAGCGCAATCGGTAACGATTCAGCGGTTGAGGATGAATTTGCAGACCCGCAAGTAAAGCAGTTGCAGCAACAAGTTGCCCAGCTAACTGGCTTTATTCAGAATCAACAGACACAACAGCAGAGCCATGAGCAGGCAAGCACACAGTCTTTTATTGACCAATTTGCAGCAGAAACCGATGCAAGTGGGAACCCGGCGCACCCGCACTTTGAAACAGTGCGGTCTGTTATGGGATCACTCATAAGCAGCGGCAACGCAACTGACCTGAAATCAGCATATGAGGCGGCAGTATATGCCAACCCAGAACTGAGACAGGCAGAACTAGAGCGCGTTGCAGCAAAGGAATCACAGGCCAAGGTGAAAACCGAAGCCGTGCAAAAAGCTAAAAAAGCACAAAGGTCAAAAGTCAGAGGCAGTGCAACCCCAGCCGCGCAAGCGCTCCCCGCTAATGCGTCTATTCGTGACACAATTAATGCGTCAATCAGACAACTTGAAAATGGAAGGAATTAGCGATGGCTAGTCCAAACCTTTCAGAAATCGTCACCACAACCCTGCGGAATCGCAGCCGGACGCTTTCTGACAACGTGAGCAACCACAACGCTTTGTTGCGGCGCTTGCGCGAAAATGGCAATCAAACATCCGTGACAGGGCGTGATATTGTCCGTGAACTTGAATATGCCGATAATGGAACTGTGCAGTTCTATAGCGGTTATGAAACACTTGATGTTTCACCATCTGATGTACTGTCAGCAGCCGTTTTTGATTACAAGCAGCTTGCTGGTAACGTCACAATTTCTGGTCTTGAGCAAGTCAAAAACTCAGGCACAGAGGCCATCATCAATCTTCTTGAGGCACGCATCAACGTGCTTGAAAAGTCATTGATGAATAGCTTGTCAACCTCGCTTTACAGCGATGGCACAGGCACATCAGGCAAAGAGGTTGGCGGCTTGCAGCTAATCGTGGCTGATGCTGGCACAGGAACAGTTGGTGGGATTAACTCATCAACTTACAGTTTCTGGCAAAATGTTCAGACCACTGCAACATCAAGCGCTTTCTCAGTGGCTAACGTGCAAACAGATATGAACACTATCTATCTGTCGCTTGTTCGTGGCGCTGACAGCCCTGATCTTGTTATGGCTGGCACTAACGCATACACCGCATTTTTGGGCAGCTTGCAAGCTATCCAGCGTATTACCAGTGATGATCTGGCACGCTCTGGATTCACCTCATTGCAGTACCTTAACAGCGATGTTGTGTTTGATTCAGCTTGTAACACTAATCGGATGTATTTCTTGAATACCGACTATCTCCGTCTGGAAGTAGCCGCTTCAAGGGATTTCGTACCGGGTGAAGCAAAAATGTCCGTCAACCAAGACGCTATGGTGACACCAATGTTCTGGTCAGGAAATCTGACCTGTTCAAACCGTGCGCTCCAAGGCGTGATCCACACATAGGAAAGGGGAAGCTGTTATGAGTATTCCAGCAATTCTTGGTATTACACCAACAGATCAAGCCACAACCCCAGAGTTTACTCCGGGTGCGATTGGTGCGGTCATAGATAGCACTGGCACAAAACTGTACAAGTATTTGAAATATGATGATGCTTCAGCGGCTGTGGATGGTGTGGCAGGCGAAGTGGCCTATTACTACACTTTGGATGGGTACAAAAACAATGTTTGTACCTCTGATCTTTCGGATTCAGTAGAGATTGGCGCAGGCGTAATTATGGCTAATATCGCAACTGAAACCTATGGTTGGTTTCAAATCACCGGCCCAGCTACTTTGACAATTGCATTAACAGCGGGTGCTGACGGTGATCCGTTAACACCGACTGGATCAGCCGATGGCACACTCGATGTTTCATCAGCAGCTACAGATAACGTCTGTGCAATTGCCGGGGATATTTCAGATAAGGAAATTATCTGCACATTCCCACTATAGACACCATGAAGGGGCAGGGAAAACCTTGCCCCTTTTTTACAATGCAATCGGGAGGATTGAATGAGCGAAAAAGGTGTATTTTTTGAACGTGAGCTAAACGGCGTAATGAAAGATTTTTGCCGTATTGAAATTGCTGGTGTGCGCGATGTCTGGGAAGGCCCAGCGCGTCCAGAAGATTTAAAACGCTTTGCTGATAGCTGGGCTGCTTACAAAAGCAAAAAAAAGAAGCCAAAGAAAAAAGGCACTGCCTTACAAGATTTACCCGGCATGACTGAGCCGCGCCGTTGTGAGCTTGAACTGCACGACATTGAAACAGTCGAGGATTTAGCATCAGCGCAGGAAACAGCGCTGCGTGCCATCGGTGAGCCTTATGTTGAGCTTGCCAAGATTGCGGTGCTTCAAGTTGAAGCCAGCAAGCAAAAAGAAGATTTAGTTGTTGAGGTGGCTGTTGCGGCGCAAACCTTGGCAGAACCAGAGGTGAAAAATGAGCCTGCTAACAATAGCACAAGCAGTTAGCGACTTTGTAGGGTTTGAGCGCCCGACAACAGTTGTTGGCAATACTGACCCGATAGCGCGGCAGCTTCTGGTAATGATAAACCGCGAGGGCAATCAGTTGATGCGTGCCAATAACTGGCCGATTCTGATGAAGGAACACACCTTTAGCACTGTGAACGGCACGCAGAACTATGCGCTGCCGACTGACTTTGATCGGTTTGTATCAGGCACGGCTTACAATCGCACTGAACTGGATGCAATGGTTGGCCCGATTACACCGCAAACATACCAGGCTGACCGCTTTGGCACAGTCACTGGCGGCATTGTCCAGCGCTTTCGTTTGAAGGCATCCAGCAACGCTTTGCGCTTTGATATTACACCAACACCTGACAGCGCCGAAACTGTTGGGTTTGAATATTTATCAAGCCACTGGAATCAGACCAGTGGCGGCACATCACAGGCTGCGATGGCGGCTGACAGCGATGTTGGCATACTTGATGAAACATTGATGGAAATGGGTGTGACATGGCGATTTAAGCAGTCGCACGGTCTTATCTATGATGAGGATTTCCGGCAGTATCAAATGGAACTGAGGCAGGCCATCAGCCGTGCAGGCGGTGCGCCAATCCTGACACTAGACGATCACCGCCGCTATTTAGTCAGCCCATATAGCTACAATTTACCAGATTCAGGATTTGGCCTCTGATGCTCCAAGCAGTTAGATCAGCAAACCAGTACCGCGTCAAAGCGGCATCTGTGCCAGCCCCTGTGGGCGGTCTGAACAGCCGTGACAGTATTGATGCGATGCCACCAACTGATGCGCTGATTATGAGCAATTTTTTCCCGACTACCGGAAAGATTACGCTGCGCGATGGCTACACGCAGTTCTGCACTGGTATCGGCACTGGTGATGTAGAAACGCTGATAGAGCATAGCGCAGGCTCAAACAGACAGTTACTGGCGATTGGTAGCGATGGTGCATTATATCAAATTGATACCGGGTCAGCGGTTTCTAAGAAAACCGGCCTAGCCAATGGCCGTGCAGAGCATATTGAGTTTAACAATTTATCTATAATTGTGCCTAGTGGCGCAAATGTGCCGTTTAGCTGGAATGGCTCTAGCGCTTCTGATTTGTCAATTACACTATCAGACAGCGTTAATCCAAACACATTGACCGGCGTACACGCACACAAAAACCGCGTTTACTACTGGACAGGCACAAGCCAGAATTTTTATCACAGTGCGTCTGTTGATACGTTTCAAGGCAATTTTACCAAGTTCCCTGTCGGCCTAGTCGGCACATACGGCGGTAACATCATAATGATCAACAGCCTGTCGATTGACGGCGGTGAGGGCGTTGATGATTTGCTTTGCATCATTATGTCATCAGGCGAGGTGCTTATTTATAGCGGCTCTAACCCAAGCAGTGATTTTTCGTTAATCGGCTCATTTCGTTTGGCAGAGCCGGTTCAAGAAAAACGTGCAATCGCTAAACTTGGCGGTGATGTTGTCATAATGACCAAAGAGGGTTATCTGCCGCTATCGCAAGTGGTTCGGCAAGACCTTGTGGGAAACAAGGCAGCGGCCATATCAGAGAAAATCAGAGGCACGGTAATCGCTCAAGTTGCAGAAACAGGCACTAGCACAGGCTGGCAGATATTTGTTAGCCCAGACGGTGACAAGGTTTATTTTAATTATCCGACAACAGACACGGCCACCGATCCATATAACCAGCACGTTTTCAATCCAATTATCCGAGCTTGGTGTATTTTTGAGAATTTGCCAGCCGTAGTCTGGGGGCAGTTTAACGGTGACACCTATTTCGGCGGGGCTGACGGCAAGGTTTTTAAGGTAGGTGGCAATGCCGATCTTGGCGAAAACATCGTAGGCGATCTCGCTACAAGTTATAATTATTTTGGTGATCGTGGCGGGGTCAAGCGCTTTAGCTCTGTGCAGCCAATGCTGGAAGGCGAAACCGATGTGCAGTTTGACTTTGGGGTTGGTGTAGATCAAGCGCCTGTTAGCGGCATTGCAGTCGCAACGACAACCTTTGCAAGCAACATGGCAAGCTGGGATATAGCCAGTTGGGATAACTTCTTTTGGGCTGACGCAGTTGGGGTTGGCATTACAAAGCGCCGCAAGGCGGTCAACAAGTTTGGCTTCAGCGCAGCGCTACGCATCAAAGTGGCGACAGATAGTCAGGCCATCAGCTTTATTTCAGCTCATTACACATTCGCACCAGGGGGGCCTTATTAAATGGCATTTTCAGGCGGTACATTTAGCAGAACCTTTGACTGCACAACCGATAGGGATAACGGCGTTAAAATCCTTGCCAGCAAGTTTGACACAGAACTGGACGGCATGGCTGTTGGCCTGTCTACAGCAGTTCTCAAAGACGGCACGCAGACTTGCACGGCAGCTATACCGTTTGCCCAAGGCATCACCCTGCCTGATGATAAAACGATTGCGTTTGGCACAAACTCTGATGTGCTTATTCAGTATGATGAAACCACAACGGATTCACTGAAAATATCAGCAGCAGAAGGCGCTGGCCTTGCTATCACATTGATGGCAGACGAAGGCGATGACGCAGGCGATGAGTGGAAGCTAAACATCGCTGACGGCGGCACACTGACCCTTGGCAACGATATTAACAGCGCTGGCACATATGTTACGCATTTAACAATTACACCAAATGCCACCGTAGCAAATAGCACTATGGCTGTTGCTGGCAACCTGACAGTTGGCGGCGCTTTGACATTGGGATCAGGCGCGGTCATCAGCGAGGCAGAGCTAGAAACCATTGACGGCATAACACCTGGCACTGTGCTGGCATCAAAGGCAATGATTGTTGATGCTAACAAGGATATCACTGGTGGCCGCAACCTGACAATCACAGGCGAACTAGACGCAGCAACGCTCGACATTAGCGGCAATGCTGACATTGATGGCACGCTTGAAGCTGATGCCATGACACTGAACGGCACGGCAATCACTACTGTCGCAACCCTGTCAACCGGCATTTCTAACGGTAATTTGCCAGTATTTACAAGCGGCGCGGCTGATAATGATTTCTTGCGGATTGATGGCACGGCTATTGAAGGCCGATCTGCATCAGAGGTGCTATCAGACATAGGCGCACAGGCCAGCTTGACCTTTGGCATATCAAATACCAATGCAGTTAAAATCGACAGCAGTTCAGTTGCAGATGATGAGTATGCGCGGTTTACAGCCAGTGGCCTTGAAAGCAGATCAACCTCTGAGGTGTTATCTGATATTGGCGCACAAGGCACACTGACATTTGGCATCTCAAACACAAACGCGGTGAAGATTGACAGCGCTTCAGTGGCTGATGACGAATATGCAAGATTTACAGCAAACGGTTTGGAAAGTCGCAGCGTTTCAGAAGTTGCGTCTGACATTGGGGCTGCAACGCAAGATGACATTGTTGCCCTGGCAATAGCGCTTGGCGGCTAAAGGAGAAAAATAGATGGCTAATACTTTCAAGGTGGTTTCGCATGATGTGATGCCAGCCAGCAGCGGCACGCCAGAGGCGCTTTATACGACACCCGGATCAACGACAACCGTTGTGATCGGGCTAATTCTGGCAAACATCCATACCGCGCAAGTCACGGCATCAGTAAAGTTGGTGAGTGATACCAGCGGCGGTGGCCGTGCTGCTACAAACACAACCACGTTTCTTGCCAAAAACATACCCATCCCGGTTGGTGGCTCTGTAAGCCCGCTGGTGGGCAAGATTGTGCTTGAGACAACTGATATTCTGCAAATTGATTGCAGTGTGGCTGACAAGGTGAGCGTCACCGCCAGCATAATGGAGATTACCTGATGGCAACAGAATATCCATTTATCGGCAAAACTGGCGACCAGACTGAATATGTTGCCGTGGTTCGCCAAAATGAAATCGTTATTGATGCTGCGCTTACCATTGACGCAACCAATGCTGCGCTTTCCGCTGGCCCGATTACGCAAAACGCCACCGTCACTGTTAACGGATATTGGAGTATCGTATGACCAGTCAGTTAAATGTAGATACTATTGCAGATAAGGCTGGCACTGGTCCTGTTGGGTTGACTAAGCAACACGCGGCAAAGTTATGGATACAAGCAACCAGTGCTTCATCTGTATCTACGCAGGGTAGTTTTAATGTTTCTAGTTTGACTGATGTGGCGGCTGGCGCGCTTTTCCCAAATGCTACAAATTCATTTGCTAATGATGATTACGCGGTATCCTGCGTTTCTAACAATTATCACGTTACGATTACGGATATGCAGACAGGCGGTTTTAGATACACCAGTCACAATAGTTCACACACTGGTGCAGACTCAAGCAAACAGTGCGCGACAGTACATGGGGACCTCGCATAATGGCTAGTCAACTTAAAGTAGATACCCTAACAGGTGTAACCACCGCTGGTTCCATTAGCGTTACTGGCGAAGGCAACTCAACCACGACTAATCTTCAGCAGGGGCTGGCGAAGGCGTGGCTTAAATATGACCAAGCAACGACTACTGCAATAGATGTAAGTTTCGGTGTTAGCGGAATTACAGACGAGGGTACAGGGGACGCAACCACGGCATTTACAAATGCTTTTTCTAGTGCTGATTTTGCTCACAGTGGTTTTGCCA